AATTTATTATGCACTTCCTGTCCCTCCCTCTGTAGTCTTGTCCTCTTCTCCTTTGCCGTCTCCCGCCTGCGGTCCCGGCGTCTGCGCGGGCGGCGGCGTCGGATTCAGGATTTCCAGGAGCTGCCGCATTTTTTTTGCTTCCATCATCCGCTGCTCCATGTTGCGCATATAGTCCCCGCCGGTCATTTCCGCCGTTTCCTGTTGCGCCGTGGAATATCCTGCATCCACCCGCATAATAGCCGCCTCTACTTCGTCTTTTGGGTTCAGGCTCGTTCTGGCCGGTCCCGGCCACACACAGGCGCAGTAGGCTTTTCTCCTTGCCGGGTCGCTGAAAAAGCCTGGCGCGTTGATGCGGCCCCGTGCCACAGCTTCCGCGAGGACCTGCTCATAAATCGGCTGACAAAAGCTGTCCACAAAATCGTCCCGCTTCACGTCGCACACCCGCCAAAACTCGTTGAGTGCGCCCCGTGCCGCGCTGAAATTCTGCGTAAACTGCTTTTCCATCACCTCCGGCGGTATCTCCATGGCAGCGCCGATTTCTTTAATCATGGCGTCAAAGAACGCATTGTAGGCGGTGTTCGGATGCGTCGGGTCCGCAAACGCCACATCATCCCCCGGATTCAGGGAGAGGATGGTCCCCTGTCCCATTTCGATACTGCCGGGGTCCGCGCTGTCCACCTGCGCCTCCTGCGGTACATACTGGCCGATTGGCGACCCGTTCTGCACCGACGCCGGTTTGACAAGCACAGTGAAGTACGCGCTGATTACTGCGGCGTCGATTTCCGCCTGGGTATACCGCCCCAGTTGTTTCAGCGTCTCCAGGACCGGCGCGAGGATAGGGACGCCCCGGAGCTGGCCCGCCCGCTCCCGCGTCATAACGTGGAGGACGTTGTGCCGCCCGGCGGCTCCATAGGCTTCCACCCGCGTCCAGTCCAGCGTCCCGCTCTGCACGGCAAGGCTGGAGTGGGGATGCCGGTTACATATCCAGTAGGCCACCACCATTCCGCCCTCGTCCGTCTCCACGCCCTGGATGATGCTGTGGACGTGGTAGCCTCTTACGTCAGTCGGCACAAGGCGGTCGTAACCGTCAGGGGAACAGATGCGGTCCGCCTCGATGATTTGCACCTTTGTTGCGTACTGGCTCCCTGGCCGCTCCTTGAACGGCAGCAGCGCAAAGCTGTCCCCGTTCATCAGGAATCCCATGTAGGCGAGCTGTTGGAGCTTGTAGAAGTTCCCCAGTCCGTCCGCGTCGCACTCCGTCGTGTCTGCCCATAGCGCAAACTCCCGCATGATTTTCCTTTGCAGCTCTTCCGCCTGCTCCCGTGTCAGCCCCAAAACCTCCCCGTCGATTTGCGGGGACGGTATCAGCCCTCCCGCCACAACATTTGTGCAGAAGGTTTTCAATGCGGCGCTGGCCGTTGGGATTCCCATGTAGGCGTCGCGGGACCGCTGGCGGAGCGTGTCGATGTTGTCCTCGATGTCCTCCTTGGCGCTCCCGCCGCGAAAGAGCCACCCAATCAGGCTTTTCTTTGTCACGTTCGCGCCGTAGTTCCCGTATCCGCTGTTCGTTACCTCCAGCGCCCTCCTTGCGGCGGCGCGCTTCAATCCCTGAACCGGGGAGACGGCGGCAACGGCCCGGTCCAGAAAATTCATTTTCGCCATAGCCGCCCTCCCTAAATGTCACGGGGAACAAAATGGTAAGCCCTGATGTAGCCCCCATTCTGTTCCTCGCTCTCTGCTTCGGCCAGTTTCCCGGCCCAGTATTCAAGCTCTTTCCGCACGTCGTACAGGTCCGCCCGCGTCAGGGACCGCCCTTCGATTTGGTATCGCTGGCCGGTTGCGATTGCTTCCTCCGCCGCAAGCCAGATTTTCAGCCTTTGCCTGCACAGCTCTTTACTGAATACAGCCATTTACACACCTCCGATGCCGCCGCTCAATTTCCGCCACCCCTTCCGGCGGGTTGCTTGTCCCGCTCCAGGCTCCGGCTTCTGGAGAGGCGGGTTGTAGATTTCCAGCGCGGCGGTCGCGTAGTTGCGCAGGTCCAGCGGCTCGTTGCGCTTGTATCCCTCGTCCCGCAGCACCCAGGAGACGGTCATTTTCCCCTTGCGGAACCGCGTGATTTTCATTTCGCTTGCCAGTCCCTTGAAGTAGGTCGCGTCGTACCCTGCCCCCTCGTCGGACGGGAAGTGGCAGTAGTTCGGCCCCCGCTCGGTGACGCGCAAGCGCTGGTAGATAAAATCCTTCCCGGCGTCAACGCCAATGGTGAACAGCGGCGTCTTGACCCGGTTATCCGTGGACGGGTTGCGGATGTATGGCACGCCCTGTCCGCCCTTGCCCTTGATGGCGAACACATAGCGGTTGAACTTGTCCACGGTGAAGCTGTAGACCTGGTTGGACCTGTAGCCGCTGTCGATGCACGCGGCGGAAATATAAAGCGCCGTTCCATCCTTCTTGTGAAACGGCGTCAGCAGAAAAGCGTCCAGATTTTCCCACACGGGATTTTCCATTGTGTCCCCGATGATTTTCTGATAGCGGATGCCCCAGCTCTCTTTGCCGACGCCCCAGCCCACGACTTCCACCTCGAAACGGTCCGCCTGCACGTCCACGCCTGCCGTCAGCACCAGCACATCGTCCGGCACCTCCGCGCCGTACAGCTCCCGCCGTGTGATAAGTGCGCCCTCGTCCACCCGATCGCCCGGCTCTTCCCACGTCTCGCCCAGCTCCGTGTTGACCCACGTTTTCATCTTCTCCGGGTCCCCCTGGCGCAGAAGCTCGGTAGCAAGCTGGTGTTTCTCCACGACTTCATGCCAGCCGCAGAAGTTGGAGGCCAGCGTATTCAGGTGGAAGCCCCGCGCCTCGGCGTTCGGATTCTTCGCCACGAAATGGCCGTGCTTGCCCTGGCGCTTCCACTCGTATTCCCCGAATACCTCCCCGCACCGTTCACACTCGTACAGGATTGGCTTTGTCAGGTCGTCCTTGTCGAACTTGATTTGTCCCCACTGGAGCGGCTGGAAATGGCCGCACCCAGGGCAAGGCACGTTCCACTCTTCCATTGTACTGTCCAAAAACTCGGTTTCAATCCGGCTGTGTCCCTTGATGGTCGGCGTGGAGACAATGACCGTTTTCTTGTCCCAAAAGGTCGTTTGCCGCTTCTGCGCCAGCAGCAGCGGGTCCCCCTCTGTCCCGGCGCTCTCCGGGTAGCCGTCCACCTCGTCGGCCAGCAAAACCTTGATGGGCCGCATACGCAGGCCCACGGGGCTGTTTGCTCCCACGATGGTCACATGACCGCCGGGGAAGTTTTTCTTTAGGATGGTGTTTCCGCTGTACCGGCTCTTGGTGTCCACCAGCGCGGACAGCACCGGCATATCCCGAATCATGGGCGCGAGGAAGTCCTTGGAAAGCGCCTGCGCCATATCAAGGGTAGGCTCCATCACCATCACCGGCGCGGGGTAGTAGTGCATATAGTAGCCCAGCACGTTCATCAGCATAGCCGTTTTTCCTATCTGCGCGGCGCTCATAATGACCACCTTGCGGATATGGGGATTCCCGATAGCGTCCATGATTTCCCGCTGGTATGGTGCGTTGTCCGTGTTCCAGCGCCCAGGCGCGGCGGCACTCTCCGCCGACAGCACCCGGTATGTATCCGCCCACTGGGATAGCGTCAGCGCGGGCGGCGGTTTCAGGAGTGCGGCGCAGCGTGCAAACAGCGCTTCCGTCTGCGGCGCAAGCTCGACAATCCACACCCGCTTCTTTTTTCTTGAACTTTTCTGTATTTGGTCAAGAGCCGCTTCCGCCTGCTTTAGCGTCTCGTCCATTTCCATCTTTAGCATGTCCTCTTCCATGCTGTTCATTCTGTGCTCCATCCCCTCTCCCTCTCGGCGGCAACTCTCCCCGCACGCACTGGGGGAATGGGCAGAATACCCGCCGGTCGCTGATTCTGTTTGCCCATATACACCCTTCGCACAGGTCAACCGCTTTCTTCTTCATCGTTGCCCTCCGCCAGCGCAAGGAGCGTCCGGTAGTCGGACAGCTCTTCCAGCGCCTCGTCCACGGCCCGTTTCATTTCGTCGAAAATCTCCGCCTGGTTGCCCTCCATCTGTGCCAGGCGCGGGGACAGCTTGGCGGGCAGCATCAGGAGCTTGGCGCGGATATTCAGGCACATGGTCTTGATGCCCTTTTCGATTTCCTCCGAACTGTGCAGCGTCCCCCGCCGCAAATCGTTCTCCATGTCCGCCGCTTCCCGCTTGGCGCGGGTGAGTAGCGCCCGCTCGTCGTTCAGGTCGGTTTTCCCGCTCCCCTTCCGCAGATACATGATGTACCGCGTGATGGTCGCTTTCATTTCATACAAGCCTGGCATCCGCTCGCTGATAATGCCCTCATCCCGCAACTGCCGGACCCGGCGCGGCGTCAGCGCCAGCCAGTCCGCCACGGCTTCACAGGTGTATAGCCTCATTGTTCATCCTCCAGTACCTTGTCCGGCGGGTCGTCCGATTCTTCCATGCCGGGCACGTCCACGCTGCCGGATGCCCGCATCCGCAAAATGTCCAGCCGTTCCCGCTCCATGGCAAGGCGTGCCGCGCTTTCATCCAGCCCCCGCAGGCTGTCCGCGATTTTTGAGATACGGCCCTGGACCTTGTAAAGCGCCTCCTGCAAACTCTGGACCCGCTTAAAGGCGCTGTCGGAAAATCGCATGGTCGTGTTGTTCTTCCCGCGTATCTCCGTCATGGCGCTAAGATATACCGCGCCCTCTTCGGCCTTTTCGTACTCCGCGATTTTTTCCAGTATTTTATGCTCGCGGAATTTCAGTATCTTCATTTCGTGTTCCAACGCGGCCCGAACCTCCAGCGGTGTTTTCTCCACAATCTCCCGCTCCTGGTCCGTGAGCATATCAAGAAAGACGGCGCTGTACGCTCCGTCTTTTTCTGCGTTCTTATTTCCCGTTGGTGCTCCCGGATGGGACCCCGCTGCATTTTTCTTTCCTTTACTATTTTTGTTCCCCGGCTGTCCGCCTCGCTTCTTCTTCGGTGGAGGCGGCACAGCTTCGTCCCATTTATACTTACTCTTCCAGTTCCGCAAGGTCTGACGCTTCACGCCCAGCCGGTCGGCCAACTCTGCCAGATTGACTTCCTCGCCACGGCTCCGGCGCTCTATGTATTCAGCCCTGGCGGTATCACGCTCCGCGCTCCGCCTCGCCACAGCGCCGCA